CCGCTTGATAAGCGGGAGGTCCCTGGATCGTTCCCAGGATCGACGACCAGTTCACCGCGAGGGCGTAGCGCCGTCGCACTAATGCGCGTGTAGCTCAACGGATAGAGCGTCGGCCTACGAAGCCGGAGGTTGCAGGTTCGAATCCTGCTTCCGCAACCATCTTCACAGGCTCGCTTCGGCAGGCCTTTTTCGTTCGCGGAGCGCGATGACGTTCTTCCTGTACCGCATGCGCGAGCGTTACGGCCCGCCTGATCGCTTCATGATCGACGCCGCGCATCACATGGCGCACGTCGAAGGCGCGTGCACCGCGGCGAGTTGGCTGCACGCCAAAAAGCATTTTGGTTTTGAGCTCACGCCCCTGCAGGCGGACATGCTAAAGGCCCGATCCACCTAATCCACCATCAACGCCCTCGCGGCGTCACGACTGCATGGAAAACACAATGCCTGAACCCACGATGAGCGGCGCAGCAGCGGGCGCAGCAGCCGCAAAAACGGTCGTCGGCGCCAAGATCATCACCGTGGTCGCGGGCGTCGCGGGCGCGGCCGTGATGATCGCCATTCGCCCGAACATGACGCGCAAGCAGATGTTTCTGCACGCGCTCGTCGCGGGCGTCGTCAGCCTGTTCATGACGAACCCGTTTCTCGCCGTCATGGCGAACGTGTCGGACTGGTTCGATACGACGAAGTGGATCCCGGAGACGCGCGACGAGTGGCGAACCATGTGGTCGTTCGTCCTCGGCGCGCTGTCGTGGGGCATGATGGGTGCGCTGTACTACATGCGCGAGCGGTTCGGATCGAACCCGATCGAGACGATCAACGACCTGCGCAACGTGCGCATGGGTGACACGATGAACAGCATCGGCAAGCGCGGCGCCGTGCGAGATTCGGGCGGCTTCGCTGCTTCACCTGGTCCGCGTGACGGCGTACCGTCTGCTGACTTTTCGCGGCCCGGTAACCGCGGCAAGTTCGACGAGTAGGTCATGATCGACGTCGCTCTCCTGCGGGCGCTGGGTGCCTCGCAAAGCGCCGCTGCGCTGTACGCGCCGCTCTTCGATCAGATCTGCCCGCTTTGGGAGGTCGACGAGCCGACTGAGGTCGCCGGGCTGCTCGCCACGGTTGCGCACGAGACGACAAACGCTAGCACCGGCCTGCGCTTTGACGCGTTCGTCGAGAACCTGAACTACAGCGCGCAAGGGCTCGCGAACACCTGGGCCCGTTTCAGCGAAACCGGCAAGCGTGGCGGCCCGCCGAACGCGCTCGCGACGCGCCTGCACCGCCGACCCGAGCAGATCGCGAACGTGGTCTATGCCGGTCGCTACGGCAACGGCGACGAGAACAGCGGCGACGGCTGGCGGTATCGCGGCCGTGGCGGCATTCAGTGCACTTTCTACGACAACTATGTCGCGCTGCGCGATGCGACCGGCGTCGACGTGGTGAACGAGCCCGACCGGCTGCTCGAGCCCGAGGGCATCGTCGTTTCCGCGTGCTGGTTCTGGAAGGCGCACGGCTGCAACGAGCTCGCGCAGCGCCGGCAGTGGATCCGCGCACGCGAAGTCGTCAACGGTGGCCGCAATGGCCTCGACGACGTCCTGAAACTCACCGAAACCGCGCTTGACGCGTTGGGGGCATCCTGATGAACGAGAAAGACAAGGCCGACATCCAGAAGCAGATCGACGAAGCCGTTGACAACGCCCGCAAGGAATGGGCGAAGACGCGCGGCTGGCGGCACGATCGCTGGGCGTCGATCAAGGCTGACTGGCAGGCGGCTGGCATCATGGCCGCTGCTGGCGCTGTCGCGTGGCATTTCGCCGGCCCGGCCGCTCTGCGCGCGCTCGGCTTCTGAGCGATGGGATACCTGCAGCTGGGCGCGGTGCTGCTGCTGGCGCTGTTCGCGCTCAAGGCGTGGAACGGCTGGAAGCACGAGGCCCAGGCACGCGGCATCGCTGTCGCGGAGAAGCAGATCGCCGACAGCATCGTCGACACGCAGAAAGACTCTCAGCGCGAGATCAATGCGCTGCTCGCCAAGCGCCCCGAGCGCGCCGCCGTGCTGGCTAAGGTGCAGGCGAAACGAAAGGCCGACGATGTCCAACAACGCAAAACCGATCCCGCGTATGGCGATTGGGCTAACCGCCCTGTGCCTCAGTCTGTGGTTGACCGCCTGCGCGAGTCGGCCCGAACTGCAAACGGTGTACGTGGCGACCCCAGCAACGGCGCCGCTCGACCTGCTGTGCGACCCGATAGCACCGGAGCCGCCAGCAAAGATGGACGGTGGCGACTTGGCCCTCTACGTTCGGGCGGTGCATGACGTCATCGCCGAGTGCCGCCGGCAACAAGCGGAGTTTCGAACCGAGATCGAGCGCCAGATCAAGCGGGCGCGCAACCGTAACCCGAGGATGACCCCATGAAACGACTGTCTGAGATCTTCGACCGCGAGATGTTGGTCACGCTGCTCATCATCTGCCTGATCGTGTGGGCAATGCCAGCGCACGCCCAGGCCGACACCAAGGCCGAGCCGAAGGCCGAGCGCGCCGTCATCGTGCCGCAGAACAACTATCAGGCGCACGTCGCGGGCGCGACCGCCATCGCCAACGCCCGGGCCGATCAGTGCGACGCCAAGGTCAACGGCCTCAAGGGCATGGCTGCCAAGTGCACAACGGACATCTGCCTGGCCTACTTCGCCGACAAGGTGACGTATGCGTGCGGTGGCGGCCCGGGTGGCGGCGAGGGCCAGCAGATCGCGGTCGCCGCACCGCCCGTGGAAAAGACGCTGTTGCAGGAGATCAAGGAAACCGGCAAAGACGTTCTGGCAACCGCATTCCCGTTCCTTGATCGCGTGTTCGCGCGTCAAGAGCGCCGCGATGCCGTGCAGTCGCAGGAACGCCAGGCGGTTGCCCTGTACAACGCGTTCACCACGCAGCACGGCCGCACGGTTGACGGGATGCTTGGGCTGGGTACGGCTGGCATCAACGGTGTACGCGATACCGCGCATGACGGCTTTGGCGCGCTCGAGCGAGGCATGACGGCTGCATTCACTGCGCCGCGTGAGCCGACCAACGTGTTCAACGTGAACGTGACGGGCGACGACAACAGCCTGTTCGGCAGCGTCAACAACCGTCGCACGCGATGCACCGGTACCGGCGGTAACGGTGGCAACCCGACCACGGGCGCGGCAGGCATCGAGGGTTCGCCGAGTGGCAACACTGGCGCGACCACGGGCGGCGCTGCCCCCTGCACGTTCACGAAGTAGACCCTGACACGCAGCCAATGCGTGGTACCCGGCGCGCGGATCGCCGGGCACGGCACCTCGGTCGAGCCCTCCGATTGATTGGCAAGGGGGCGCACACGGCAGGCGCCAGTCGGCGAGAGCCGATAACAGGTAGTCCTGCTTCGGCGGGCGCCTGAGATGGCCGATGGCGCCACCCCTACACCGCGAGCCTGCAACACGATGGCGAGCAACCCTTCATGGCGACAAGGCAAGACGACAGCCGAGCGCGGATACGGCGGCCACTGGCAGCGCGCACGCGAGACGTTCCTCGGTCGGCACCCGCTGTGCTGCTACTGCGATCGTCGCGGGCGCGTGACAGCCGCAACGATCGTTGACCACATCAAGCCGCACCAAGGCGACCAAGCGCTGTTCTGGGATACGAACAACTGGCAGCCGCTGTGCAAGGACTGCCACGACACGGTCAAGGCACAGGAAGAAGGGCGCCACACCAAGCGCCCACGCATCGGGCTGGATGGCTATCCGGTTGAGGCAGCCACAACCCCCGGGGGCGGGTCAAAAGTCTGAGGGCCGCCCAGCCCCTGACCGTCCGCTCGTCGTTTTTTCGCGCCGTCAGTTCAGAAAAACGGTTTTTCGACCTGCTGGCCGGGCCGCTCAGTGAGTCAGCACCATGCCACAACCCAAGAAACCCCCAAACCTGAAGGCTATCGCCGGAACGAAACGGCCTGATCGCGACGGCATCCTCGGCGGCGTTGCCGTCGACCTACCGCTCGTGAACGAAGTACCGCTGCCGCCGGACTGGCTCCCCAACGTGCACGCGATGAAGGAATGGGAGCGCCTGGCGCCGATCCTCGTCGCGAACAAGCTGCTCACGCAGGCCGGATTGAGCGCGCTCGGCATCCTGTGTTCGCTGCACGGAAAGATCGTGCAGCTGTTCGCCGCTGGCGAGACGCCGCACGCCTCGCTCGTCGCCCAGCAGCGAGGCCTGATGAACGACTTCGGGCTGACTCCCGCCTCGCAAGGCAAGGTCAAGCCCGGCGCCGAGACGGACCCCGGCAACAAGTTCGCGAAGAATGGCCGACGCGAGTCCGCGTGATTACGTCGCCATCGCCAAGGCCTACGCGCAGGCCGCGATCAAGGACAAGGGGCGCAAGAAACACGGTCGCCTGATACGGGCCGCGGCGCAGCGGTTCATCGACGATCTCAAGCGGGCGAAACAGAAGGGCGCCCCGTTCTACTTCGACGACTGGCACGCGACGGATGCGTGCGACTTCATCGAGAAGCTGCCCCACGTAGAGGGCGAGTGGGACACGCCGGACATCGTGATGCACGCGTCACACATCTTTTTCGTCGTGCAGCTGTTCGGCTTCCGCGACGCGAAAACGAAGCGGCGCCGGTACACGTCGGCGCTGTTCGCCGTCGCACGCAAGAACGCGAAGAGCACGCTGTCGGCCGGGATCCTGCTGTACTGCCTGTGCTGCGAGCACGACCCCGGCGCCCAGGTCATCAGCGCGGCGACCACATTTCCGCAGGCGTCGATCATCTTCAACGTCGCAAAGCGGATGGTTGAAAAGCTCGCGGACCTGCGCCAGGCGTTCGGCCTTCAGGTGTGGGCGAAGTCGGTCAGTCGGATGGAAACCGGCGGCAGCTTCAAGCCGATCCACGCCAAGGCCTCGACGCAAGACGGCCTCAACCCGTCGCACGTCGGCCTTGACGAGATTCACGCGCACAAGTCGCCGGACCTGGTCAACGTCCTGAAGAGCGCCGCCGGCGCACGCAAGTCCGCGCTCTGGCTGTACACGACGACCGAGGGATTCCTCAACCCGGGCCCGTGGTCCGATCTGCGGCGGATGGCGCGGGCGATCCTGTTGGCCGGGCTGCAGGCCGATCACTTCCTCGTCGTGTTCTACGCGCTCGACGACGAGGACAAGGAGGCGGGCGAACCCGCCGACGACGAGTTCGACGAATCGACCTGGATCAAGGCAAACCCCTTGATGGAGGTCAACCCGCAGATCGGCATCGAAATGCGAAAGCTCGCGATTGAGGCGCGGGCGATGCCGTCGACCATGGCCGAATTCCGCATCAAGCGGCTCAACCGGCAGGCCAGCACCGCGAACGGCTGGGTGCACCTGGGCAAGTGGAAGGCTTGCGGCGGCGCGCTCGATCTCGAATGGCTGGCGAAGTATCCGTGCATCGCGGCGCTCGACTTGTCCAGCGTGAGCGATCTCACGAGTGTCCGCTACACCTGGCTGATCGACGGCGTGTACTACACCTACGGGCGCCGCTGGGTTCCCGAGGCGGCGGTCGAGGCGCGCGGCGCGCTCGGCATCGTGCCTTATCCGGGCTGGAAGTCCGAGGGGCTGATCGAGGTCACGCCGGGAGACGTCATCGATTACGACTACGTCGTCGCCGGCATGCTGGCCGACAAGAAGCGCTTCAACATCCAACGCGTCATGTATGACGACTGGAACGCGAAGGCCACGATTCGCCGACTTGAGCAGGCCGGTTTCGTGATGGAAAACTTTGTGCAGGGGACGAAATCGTTTCATCCCGCGATGCTCGAGCTAGAACGCGCTTACATGAAGGGCCAGCTGCACCACGGCGGCGACCCGGTCCTCGCGTGGTGCGCGTCCAACCTGATCGTGCGCCGTGACGCAAACCTGAACATGGCGCCCGACAAGAAGCGCAGCCCCGACAAGATCGACGAGATGACGACGCTTCTGATGGGCGTCGGTGGCTGGATGTCGCTGCCCGCACCCAAGGTGCACAAACGCCCCTTCATTGACCTGAATGCCGCATGAACGCAAACCACTTTAACGACATCGTCGAGCGCTGGCGCGAGCCGTCAACGGACGTCGTCGTCAGCAATGCGGCCGACGTCATCAGCACGTCAGACAGTGCGACGGCATGGGCTGATTTTCTGCACTGGCGGGTTACACCGAGCGGCTATGTCGTCAACGACAAGACGTCAATGCAAAGCGCGACCGTCTATCGCTGTGTTGGCCTCATCGGCGGCGCCGTTGCGCAGCTGCCGCTGCATCACTTCCGCAAAGGGAAGAACGGCGCGCGCGAGAAGGTCGAACCGGCGTCGCCGCTTTGGTGGTTGCTCAACGAATCGCCGATCGACGCGTGGACCGCGGCGTCGTGGAAGGAGTTCATCGTTCAGTGCGTGCTGCTGCGCGGCGACGCGTTCGCCGAACTGGTGCGCGGGCGAGATCAAATAACTGTCACCGCGATCCGGCCGCTGCACCCCGATGCGGTGCAGGTGCTGCGCCGAGCAGACGGAACGCTTCTGTACGTGGTCACTATGGTCGACGGCGACCGTCGTGTCATCGTGGCCGAGGACATGCTTCACTTCGCTGGTCTCGGCTTCGACGGCATGAAGTCCATGTCTGTGATTCAGTGGGCCGCGAAGAACGCCATCGCCAACGCACTCGCCGCCGCCGATTTTGCTGGGCGTTCGTTCAACGATGGCGCGATGCCGCAGATCGCGCTGCAGTACGCGGGCGAGCTCAATGCGGAACAGCTGACGCAGTTGCGAGAATCTTTCGCCGCGACGTACGGGGCCGGCAAGGGGCGCAAGCTGCCGCTCGTCCTCGCCGAGGGCGGCAAGATCGAAAAGATCGGTATCTCACCGCAGGACGGCCAGCTGCTGGAAACCCGCGCATTCGAGAAGCACGACATATACACCGCGTTCGGCGTGCCCCCGATCATGGGTGGCGACAACGAAAAGACCTCGAGCTGGGGGACTGGCATCGAGCAGATCACGATCGGATTCGTGCGCTACACGCTCAAGCCGCACCTGGTGCGCTGGGAAGAAGAACTTAATCGAAAGCTCTTCCAGCGCGCCGGCCCGTTTGTCGAGTTCGAAATCGCCGGTCTGCTGCGCGGCGACGCAAAGGCGCAAGTCGAGTACTTCCGCGGCGCGCTCGGCGGCCCCGGATCCGGCCCCGGCTGGATGGCGGTCGACGAGGTCCGCGCATTGCAGAACCTGCCGCCCATTGGGGGCGACCACGGCAACAAACCTTTCTACCCCGAAACCGGGAAAGCCAATGAAACACAAGCTCCTGAACCTCCTGAAAAACAACGCCCAGGACCGCCCGAGCCTCCGAAGCGAGAGTAAGGGCGACGAGGCGCACGTCTACCTGTACGACATCATTGACGCGTGGTGGGGCGTGTCGGCGCAGATGATGGTCGACGCGCTCCAAGCGGCGGCCGGCCGCACCGTGCATCTGCACATCAACTCACCTGGCGGCGATGTTTTCGAGTCCGTGGCGATGGCCTCGGCGATCACGGCGCACGACGGCGATGTCATCGTGCACATTGATGGCATCGCGGCCAGTGCCGCGACCCGCGTCGCGCTCGCGGGCAAAGAAGTCCGCATCGCCGATAGTGGCCTGCTGATGATTCACAACGCGTGGACGCTGGCATGGGGTAACGCCGAAGAAATCCGCAAGACGGCGGAACTGCTCGACAAGGTGGACACCGGCATCGTTGCCGACTACGTCCGCAAGACCGGCGCGACCGATCAGCAGGTCCGTGACTGGATGGCTGCTGAGACCTGGTTCACCGCTCAGGAAGCGCTCGACAACAAGTTCGTTGACGCCATCGACTCGACGACGCAACAGGACGCCACCAACAACAAGGCCTGGGATCTGAGCGCTTACGAAAACGCGCCCAAGCCCAGCGCCAAGGATGCGCCGCCGGCCGATGCCGCGGCGATTGCAGCACAGATGGCAAACCGCGAGCGAAAGCTCCGGCTGCTCACCCTCACCTAGCGCTCTCGCGCCAGTGAATCGGACCCGCTTCGGCGGGTTTTTTATTGCTCAACCCATAAAGGAAATTTATGAGCAAACTCAACGCGTTGCGCGAGCGCAAGAACGATCTCGCGAAGAAGGCAAACAACCTGCTCGAAAAGAGCGGTGACAAGACCTGGTCGAAAGAAGAGGCCGCCGAATACGACGGCATTCTCGACGAGATGGAGCGCCTCGACACCCAGATCAAGGCGCACCAGCGCGCCGCCGAGGACGATGCCGACAAGATTCTTGCGGCGGCTGCCTCGACGGTCGGCAAGGGCGCCTCGCCGGAACGCCAGGCCTTCGCGCTGTTCCTGCGCAAGGCGCCGCAGGATCTCACGCCAGCGGATGTCGCACAGATCCGCAATGCCATGTCGACCACGACCCCGGGCGAGGGCGGGTACACCGTCCCGACCGAAATCGCGACGATGGTCATCGATGCCGTCAAGGCATTCGGCGGCATGCGTGAGGTCGCCACGGTTATCAGGACCGACAGCGGCAGCGACTGGAACTACCCGGCGTCTGACGGCACCACGGAAGAAGGCGAGATCGTCGGCCAGAACGTTGCCGCGACCAGTCAGGACATCACGTTCACGAGCGTCGCGCTTAGCACGTTCCGCTACAGCTCGAAGAAGCTCGCGCTTCCGATCGAGCTGGTGCAGGACTCGGGCATCGACATCGTCGCGTATGTCATCGACCGCCTCGCGAAACGCCTCGCCCGCATCACCAACAAGCACTTCACGATCGGCACGGGTTCCGGCCAGCCGTTCGGCATCGTGCCTCGCGCCACGGCAGGCAGGGTCGGCACGACTGGCCAGACGACCAGCGTTATCTATGACGACCTGGTTGACCTGCAGCATGCCGTCGACCCGGGCCACCGCAAGGGCGCGAAGTTCATGATGAACGACGCGTCGCTCAAGGTTATCCGCAAGCTCAAAGACAGCCAGAACCGCCCGATCTTCGTGCCCGGCTACGAAATGGGCCCGCCGGGTGGTATTCCCGACTCGCTGCTCGGCTCGCCGGTCGTGGTGAATCAGGACGTCGCGGTCATGGCCGCGAATGCGAAATCGATCGTCTTCGGCGATCTGACGACCTACACGATCCGCGACGTTTTCGGCGCAGACGTGAAGCGCTTCGACGACTCGGCGTTCGCGCTGAATGGACAGGTCGGCTTCTGCGGCTTCCAGCGCACGGGCGGAAACCTGCTCGATACGGCCGCCGTGAAGTACTACCAGAACAGCGCGACCTAACCCGTCGCCTCAACCCGCGCCAGCGTTCGATCCGAGCGCTGGTGCAACCAACTCCAAGGAGTCCGCAGACATGAGCAAAAACAGCAAATCGACCGCAGTCGACACCGAAGTCGATGAGGGCAAGAAGGAAGACCCGCCGCGCTACAAGGCGCGCGTCCTGGTCGACGGCGCGTTCGGCAAGGTCAACGATGTCGTCGAGGTGACGGAAGAGCAGCTGCAGGCCTCTGCCGCCGAGCTCGACGGCAACCCCGACGCAGTCGCCGCGGCGCTGGCCGCTGCCGAGTAGTCCTATGCGTGCAGCCCGGCGTGCTGGGCTGTGCAGATGAGATTCCAATATGGCTAAAACTTCCCTTTCCACTGCGAAAGCGCACCTGCGCATCGACATCGACGATGCCGCGCAGGACGCCTTGATCGGGCTTTACCTCGACGCCGCCGAGGAACACGTCGAGTCGTGGTGCGACCGCAGTTTTGGCAACCCGCTTCCGAAGGCCGTCACCGCGGCCGCGCTGCTGGTGCTGGGCGGCCTCTTCGAAACACGCGACGCCTGGCATTCGGTGAAGCTCGAGCAGCACCCAGCCGTTGATCGGTTGCTGCGGCCGTTCCGCTCCTACGCGGGCTACTTCGGGCAGACCGCACTGCCGCCGGCGGCCGTCACTGCGGAAACCGAGATCCTGATCGGCGACGATTGGTCACGCGTCTGGCGCTGGACGAACGAGGACGGGACCGCCATTGACGTCACCGGCTACACGGGCGTGTTTGATCTCTTCGACGGCGAAACCGTCGTGCACACGGGTGCATTGGTCGTGAGCGACGCAGCCGGCGGCGAATTCACGTTCGGGATTGACGACGCCATCACCGCCGAGTTGTCGGCGATCGAGTATTGGTATCGAGTGCGCGTCACGTCGCCGGGTGGCGAGGTCACGACACTCGACCGCAAACGAGTGCCGGCGAAATGACCGTCGAAACGATCATCCGCAAGACGCAGACGGTTGCCGTCGCGCACCCTGGCGTTCAAGGCCCGCCCGGCTCTGGTGGTGGCGGTGGCTCTGGCGCCACTGGTCCGACCGGCGCTACGGGCCCAACGGGTGCAACCGGACCGACTGGCCCCACGGGAGCGACGGGCGCGACGGGCCTTGTCGGTCCAACGGGAGCCGATAGCACCGTTCCGGGTCCAGCGGGATCGGCAGGCCCGGCGGGCGCAACAGGAAGCACCGGCGGTACCGGGCCAACGGGGGCGACGGGCAGCACTGGCAGCACGGGTGCTACAGGGCAAACCGGCGCAACTGGATCTACTGGTCCTACGGGGCCGACTGGTCCGACAGGTGGAACGGGCGCAACAGGATCCACAGGCCCAACCGGCGCGACTGGCGCGACAGGGCCAACCGGCAGCACTGGTGCCACGGGTCCGATCGCGGGATCTGACAAGCAGGTCATCTTCAACGACGCGGGCGCTGCGGGCGCGAGCGCCAACTTTACCTGGGACAAGGCGACGAACACGCATACCGTCGCGGGCGGTACGCGCACGACAGCGGGTTCGACGCTTGTCGTCACCGAGACGATCAACAACGCGGCCGTGACCGCGCCTGGCGCGCTGGTGGTGAACGCCACCCACACCGCGAGCGCCGGGGTATCGAAGCTGGCCGACTTCCAGCTGGCAGGCACCAGCAAGGCCAATATCCAGAAGAGCGGCATCGTCCGCTGCGAGGGCATCGGCTTCGAAGACCTGTTCAACTCGGGGATCTACAAGTTCGGCAGCTATGGTGCTGCGTTGTGCTACGGCTCGTCGCCGATCCTCGGGTCGGACAATGCGTGCGCGGTCATCGGCGGCGCTTTCTACTTGTCCGTTTACGCCAGTATGGGCACGCGCGACGTTGCGCTGCAACGCAACGCTGCTGGCGTGGCTGAGATCAACTACGGTACGGCCGGAACGTTCCGCGACCTGATCAATCGCCATCACACGATGTCCGGTCTGTTCGCGACGAATGCCGGCGCCCCGACCATTGCGAGCGCTGGCACGATCGCGCCGACCACGCAGATCGCGTTCGTGTCGGGCACGACAACGATCAGCACCATCACCGCGCCGGCGCCTATCGCATCTGGCGGCGGAACGATCACCCTCATTCCGACCGGGCTCTGGTCCACAAACACCGCCGGCAACATCGCGCTAGCCACGACCGCAGTAGTCAGTCGCGCGCTCACGCTGACCTACGACACGACAACCGGCAAGTGGTATCCCAGCTACTAAGGACGACGCTATGGCTACAACGATCATCAACACCACACCGGCCGCCGAGGTTCGTGCCGACCTGATGCGCTATCTCAAGACGGTGGTGCTCGACGAAGAACGCATCATGGCAGCCGAGCAGGCCGCTGCCGCCGTCGCCGAAATCGCCCCGACATAGCGGTGGACTTCAGCAAGTTGCGCGACCGCATCGCGATCGAGCGGCCCACGGCCGAGCGTAGCGAAAGCGGCCAGATCGTCGCATGGGAACAGATCGCCGAAGTCTCGGCCGAGATCATGGCGATTCGCGGCACCGAGCGGCTGCGCGTGATGGCGATGGAGTCGACGCTCTCGCACCGCGTGCGCGTGCGCTACCGCACCGACCTGATGCCGCCGCTCGACGCCGATCAATGGCGCGTGCGCTTCGGTACGCGGCTGTTCGCGATCAACGCGGCACTACCCGACCAGCGTCGCACGGAGATCGTTTTCGAGTGCACTGAGGGCAGTCACGATGGCCAGTAACGGCGAGATCAGTGTCGCAGGGCTCGACGAGCTTTACAAGACGCTGCAGGAGTTGCCCGGCAAGGTTGAGGGCAACGTCACCGTGGGCGCGTTGCGTGCCGGTCAGAAGGTGTTTGCCGACGAGGCGCGTCGCCGCGTGCCGGTCAAGGCTGGCGACCTGCAGAAGAGCATCCGAATCCGTGTGAAGCGGAAAAGCAAGCAATTCGGCTGGGTCCGCGTCGAGACGGTCGCGGGCGACAAGAAGGCCTGGTACGCGCACCTTATCGAGTTCGGCACCGGTTCGTTCTACGCGGGCAAGGGCAGCAAGTCGAAGCGTGCGCCGTACAAGGTCGCGCCGAAGAAAGGCAAGGCGCTCAGGGTCGGCGGCCGCTTCCTGCCGGCCTTCATGCATCCCGGTATCAAGCCGCACGCGTTCATGCGCGGCGCGTTCGACACGCAACAACAGCAGGCCATCGAGCAGACTGCCGACTACCTGCGCAAACGGCTCCCCAGGGAGCTCGCCAAGCGATGAACCAACTCGAGATAGTCCGCGCGCTGCTCAACGTGCCGGCAGTGACGACGGTCGTGCCACACGCGCGCATCGCCTTCACGAAACTCCCGACCGGCACTCCGGTTCCGGCGATCGTGCTGGCGACGATCAGCGCCACCCCTGAGCCGGCGCTCAACTTCAACGCGCAGCCCCGCGCTCGCGCTCGCGTGCAGATCAACCCGATCGCGAACGACCCCGCTGGCGTGCGCGCCGTGCTCGCCGCCGTGCGCAGCGCGCTCGACTTCAAGCACCAGGTGACGGCGGCCGGCAAAACCGTCGTGTCCTGCCGCATGGGCTCCGAAGGCATCGAGGATCAGGATCCCGAAACCGGGCGCTGGACGCAGGGCGTTGACTACATCTTGATTTGGGTCGAGTGACCCATTGAATCCCTCGCTCGCGCGAGGTTCCACGAAGGCCGCAATCACGCGGCCTTTTTCTTTTCCACGAAAGGAAAAAACATGACCGTTCGAACTAGCGCGGGCACGCTCATCAGCTTGAGCGCCGCAGCACCTGCAACCTATGACGGCACGGGTTATGCCGCGCTCACCTACACCGCGCTCGGTGAAGTCGTCAGCATTCCTGACTTCGGCCGCGAATACGCGCTCGTCACGCACAACCCGATCGGCAACCGCGCCACGCAGAAGCTGAAAGGGTCGTTCAACGAGGGCGCCGTCGCGCTCGAGCTCGGCCTCGACACGGACGACGCTGGCCAGATCCTGATGAAGGCGGCCGCGTTGTCCGATTCGAACTACTCGTTCAAGGTCGTCACGCAAAACGGCGACGTCTACTACTTCCCTGCGAAGGTCATGTCCTTCAAGGTAGGTATCGGCACCGTTGACCAGGTCACGAAGGCGACCGCAAACCTCGAAATCACGACCTCGTCGAGTGGCGTCGGCGTCGTGGAAGTACTCGCCGCTTAAACGGCGTCTCTCAGCCCCCGGCCTCGTTGCTGGGCCGTGGGGCCGGGCATTTCCAGCAATAGGACACAAACATGGATCAGAACAAGACCCCCGCCGACTTCTCGGCGTTCATGCTCAAGGACACGTCTTCGGTTGACATCGATCTGCCTTCGGGCGAGCCAATGCTGTACGGCGGCCAACAGGTCCGCGTGCACGTCTTCGGGCCGTCGACGCCGCGGTACGAAAAGGCCAAGGCGGCCGCCGCAAAAGAGGGCACGCGCCGCATTCTCGCGGAGCTCGGCAACAAGTCCGCCAAGCGGCAAAAACACGAGGACGACGCCGAGGTCAACGCGAAGTATCTGATCGCGGTCACCGACCGCATCGAGAACTTCCCGTTCCCGGGCGGCATCGAGGCCATCTATCGCACGCCGGGACTGAAGTACATCGGCGAGCAGGTCAATGCGCACCTCAATGACCTGGGAAACTTCTTCGGGGCTGGCGAGACGACCTAACGCTCTACGCGCGACAACTCGGGTGGCTGCATAGCTGCCCGAAGCGCAAGAACATCGAGCGCAAGGGCCCGTCCGTCAAGGTCGACGAGAAGAACAGGCTTGCTCAGATCGAAGAGGAAGGCGGCGAGCCGCAATTTCCCGAGCTGGGCGAGGTGGTCTATCTCGTCGACGTGTGGGGGCGCATCGGCTACGTCGGCCAGTCGATGACCGGGCCCGCTCGACTCTCAGCGCTCGAAATCATGGCATGGCAACACGGCTCTGGCTTCTCGCTGGATCCGTGGGAATTCGAAGTCATCCGCGACATGTCGTCCGCCTACATCAGCGGACACACCGATGGTGAAGACCCCGCCTCGGCCCCGCCGTTCGGCGTCATCGACCAGACCTACGACCGCGAGGTCGTCAGCAAAAAAGTCACGAGCATCTTCGGTGCTCTCGCAAGGAAATCCGCATGAATATAGGCACGCTCACGCTCGAGATGGCGGCGAACGTGGCGCGCCTGCGCGCGGACATGGGCCAGGCGAAGTCGACCGTCTCGGGCGCGATGGAGGTCATCAAGGGCCGCGCTGCTGACGCTGCGAAGGCGCTCAGTGCGATCGGAATCGGGATGGCCGTCATCGGCGCCGGCCGCTATCTCTACGGGCTCGCCATGGACGCGGCGTCGGCTCAGGCGAAGCTCAAGGACTTGGCCGAGGTCACGGGCGCGACGGTCGAATGGCTGTCCGCGATCCGCACCACTGCCAAGCTCACGGGCACGGAAATGGAGGCGATCGGCGGGGGGCTGACCAAGCTAGGCAAGAACATCGAGACGGGCAGCGAAGAGGCAGCGAAAGGCCTTAAAGCGATCGGCCTGAACATCGATCAACTCAAGGGCCTGCGCCCCGATGAGCAGTTCGACAAAGTGGCGAAGGCGCTCAACGGTTTCGCTGACGGCGCCGGCAAGAGCGCCGCCGCGCAACTCATTCTCGGCAAGGCGGGCGCACAGCTGCTGCCGTTCATCAAGGATTACGGCGAACTCACCGAGTTCAACGTCAAGGTGACGGCCAAGCAGGCGCAGCAGGCCGACGACCTCGAAAAGGACATCAAGCGCCTCACGGCCGCAAAAGAAGCGTGGAAAAAGATCGTCGGCGCAGAGCTTGTGCCCGTTCTCGGCGACCTGGTCAAGGTGCTGCTCAAGACGCAGACCGAGACCAACGGCACGCTGAACACCACGAAGGCGCTCGCCAAGGACGGCAGCATCAAGACGTGGGCGCAGGAGGCCGCGCTCGGCTTCGCGATGGTCATCGACATGGGCTTGTCGACGGGGCATCTGCTCAAGCGGGCAGCCCTCGAAACGGCGCTGTTTTTCGTCGAGATCGGCGCGGCCGCCGCGAAGGTTGATGCCTTTCTAAAGCCGACTCAGGATCTCCCGAAGATCATCGCCGCGCAGTGGGCTAGCTACGAGAACGACATTCGTAAACGCATCGGCGACATGAATTCGTCGACGTTCGACATCGGGAAGACGCAGAAAGACCTGCGCGCGCAGTTCGCGATGACCGAAGAGGCCGGCAAGCACATGTGGAATTGGATTCCCGGTGCGAAGGGTCAGATCACCGGCCTCGCGTCCGACACGAAGACCGCGGGCGAGACGATCGTCATGACCTTCACGAAGATCATGATGTCGATCGACGATCGCATCAAGGGCGAGCGGTCGTTGCTCGACTCCGGCAAGAAGCTCACGGCCGCCGAGGAATTTGCGCTGCAGATTCAGCGCGATCTCGCGACCACGAACATCAAGTACACCGACTCGCAAAAAGCGCAGATCGCTGCAGCCCTTCAAAAACTGAAGACCCTCGAGGACGAGAACGAGGCAAAAAAACACCTCATCAAAGCGCAGAAGCGCCAGAACGAAGAGGACGAAAAATCGTTTGAGATCGAGGAAAAGAAGCGCGCCGCGAAGGACGAGGCGATCAAGTCCTTGCGGGAGTTGATCGAACAGACGCAACTTGAGACGCGGCTTGTCGGCCTGAGCAACGAGGAACGGATCATCTCGACCGCGCTGCTCAAGGCGCAGGCCGCTGGCATCGATACGACGACCGAGGCATGGGCCAAGCTCGTCGCCGAACTTCGCAAGGCCGTCTATTCGAAGAAGGAACAGGAAGATCTCGTTAAGGCGAACGAGGACGCGGTCAACGCGCAAAAACAGGCTTGGGAGTCGTTGAACGGCACGGTGCAGGGATTCTTCGAAGACCTGTTCAAGAACGGCCGCAGCGCGTTTGGCAACCTGTGGCAAACGGTCAAGAGCTTTTTCGCCCAGGTGGCCGCGAAGTTCGCGACGAAGTTCATTTTGCAAACCGTCCTCGGCCTCGGCGGCGACGGCGGCGGGCTGCTGGGTGGCCTTTTGGGCGGCGGCGGTGGTGCTGGCGGCGGGATCCTCGGCGGCCTGCTTGGTGGCAGCGGCGGCATTTTGGGAGGCATCCTAAGTTCCGTGGTCGGCCCAGGCTCCGCGATCGGGACGTTTCTCGGCATGAGTTCGGCTGTTGGACCGCCTGCAGCTTTGGCGGCTGGTGGTGCCGCTGGCGGCGGGTTGCTGGGCTTGCTGGGGCCGATCGGCATCATCGCCGGTATCGGCGCCATGCTCTACAACCTGTTCGGAAAAGACGAAAAAGGCATCAAGTTCGACAACTCGGTGCAGGGCGTGGGCAATCCGTCGTCGCATTGGGAACAAAACCCGATCAGCCAATGGGACATCTCGGGCGACCTGTCGCGCAAGGATGTCGCGCCCTTCGCGGACCGCATCAACAAGTTCGACAAGTGGCTCGCCGACAACCTGCTGACCCCGGCATCGCTCGAAGCCGCGCGCGCCAGCCTGCAGGCCGTGAAAAACCCGCGCTGGTGGAATCTCGAAGACAAGCAGGCCGTCGAGAAGGCGTCCAAGTACTTCCTGCAAGAGCGGTACGGCATCATCTTCGGCGAGATCGACGAGGGCGTCGCGTCGATGATTCGTTCGTTCCAAGGCTCGGCCGACGAGTTGCTGGCGTTCATCGAGTCTGCGGCGCAGATGGTCGAGCCGTTCAAGCAGCTGCAGGCTGCGATGCCGAGCCTGAACCTGTCGCTGTCGGACTTCCTCGACCTGACGGAATCGCAACGCGCCGCGATCGTGCAGCTGGCCGACACGCTGCCCCTGCTGATGACCGATTCCATGCAGGAGGTCGACCGCCTGATGCGCGAGGCCGGTCGCGGCAGCGTTGAGGCGTTCCGCCTGCAGGGCGACGCGATGGACGAGCTCGCGCAGCAGTTCATTGACGGCAAGATCACGCTCGAGCAGTTCACCGCGGCCGGCGCCAACATGGCGAGCGCTTATGCGCAGGTGACGGCCAAGATCGTCGAAGTACAGATGACCCTCGACGGGCTGTTTTCCGACGCGCGCGAGGGTTTCCAGCTGCAGGGCATGACCCCGAAGCAGCAGTACGACTACTTCCAGCAGCAGGCCGACAAGCTGTATGCCAACCTCGGCGCGGCCACCGACCCGGAAGAGATCGAGCGCCTGACGCGCAAGATCATCGACTACATGAACCGCGCGAACGCGCTGCTCTCCGACGAGGATCGCGTGCGGCTCAGCGGCAAGTACGTCGACGGCGTGGATCGCGTGGAAACGCTGGCCAACGAACGTCTGCGCGAGGCAACCCGCCAGGCTGGCGTCATTGCCGACAAGATCGGCGACACGATGGAAGCCGCGTTCGCTCAGTGGACGAAGGATCAGAAAGACATCGCCGACCAGACCCGCCAGACCGTTGACAACTTCGGCGACAACGTCGATCGCATGCCGCGCACGCTCGACATCCGCATCGATTCGCCGGTCCCTGTCTCCGCGGAGGTCAACTGATGAAAACCACAACGGGCGCAATGCTCACGGCCCTGGGCCGCACGATCACCGAGCCGGGGCTGTTCGTCCGACTCGGGTTTTCGACGCCGCTCTACCTGACTGATCGCGATACCCGGACGTGGAATTCGCAGAGCTGGACGTCCGCCGCTATTTCGTTGAGCGATGTTACGGTCGCGAACGGCATCCTGCAGACCTGCACGCTTGAGATCGTCGACGCGACGAACGCGATCGCGACGCTGCTGCTCAGTCAGAACGCGCCGGACCTCAAGGCGAAGATTTGGTACTTCGACGCGGCGGCCACGGCGACGGGCGATCCCGTGCTGCTCGACGAGTATCAACTCGACAACCCGGACGGGGGCGACTCGCGTGTCGTGCGCATCCCGCTCGCGCTCATCAATCGATCGCTGCCCGTCGGCATGCTGGCGCAACTGCTGCCGGCGTACATGTTCGCCACGGAGGGTCGCCCGATCCGCTGGGGCGCTGGCACGATCATCCCGGAGCGCCGCCAGGCGTTTAACTGATGCCCGCACTCACTATCCCCGCGCAAGGCTTCGGCGAGGGCACGGCGCCCACGTTCGACACCGGCATTGAGCAGGTCATTTCCAAGGGCGGCACGATGCGCGGCTGGTCGGACTATGACGCCGTGCATCGCGAGTTCACCCTGAGCTTCCCGATTGTCACGATGGACGAACTCGCCACGATGGAGACGGAGTATCTGGCGAATCGTCTGACCGGCGGCATGACGTTCACCGCGCCATGGAACGGCGACAGCTACACGTTCGACTATGTGTCGTTTCAGCCCACGCCGAAGGGCGGTGTGCTGTTCTCCGTCATCATCCGAGGACGCCAACAATGATGCCCGGCAATCCGACCACAGGGCCGCAGCGGCCGCGCATTGACGTCGCGCCGCCGAGCATCATTCCCAACTGGCAACCACAGACGCCGATTTCGGTCGCGCCGCGCCAGACGCTCGAAAAGACCCCGGACACCTTCGAGCGTCAGGTGAGCGTCGCCGCGCTCAACGAGCTCTGCCGCGTAACGCTGGGCCGCGACCGCATCGGCGGCCAGGTGCTGCGGCCGCTGGCCTACGGCACCAGCCTTCTGCTCGTCGTGCATTGGGGGCGCGGGCCGATTGAGCAGATCGAAGGCTTCACGGTCGCCGACGCCGCAGCCCCCAGCGTCATCGCGACTCACTACCTCGGCACGGCTGGCCAGGCTGTCGACGCGAAGCTGGTCAGCGCGTTCGCCGCGATCAGCATCACGCACACGGACGCCTTCCCGGGCCACGTCTACAGCGTGTTCGAGTTCCCTGTCGGTACCGACATCGGCGACATCCACGTCATCCTCAAGGGCGTCAAGCCGTACGACCCACGCAACGGGACGCACGTCCTCGCTACGCCGTCGACGTGGACCTACAGCGACAACCCGGCGCTGCTGCTCGCGCACGTCATCACGAACACGACGTACGGCCTCGGCGCGGCATTCGACTGGACGGGCAGCATTGCCGCATTCAACGCGTGCGACAACACGGCGCCGGGCGAGAAAAAGCGGCTCATCGGCCTGACGATGGATCGTCGCATGCCTGCGCACGAGTGGTGCGAGATTCTTCGCGCGCACGCCGGCTGCTACATCATCCGCAGCGAGGGCATGTATCGGCTGGTGCCGGACATCGCCGGGTCGAGTGTGCGCACGTTCACGAAGGCCGACATCATCAAGGGGACGTTGAAGTGGGGGCGCACGGGGCTCAACCAGCAGCCCAACGTCGTGCAGGTCACCTACACCGACCCGAGCGTCATCCCATGGAAAACGGCGACTGCGATCTACCCGGCGAACGGCATCCCGCCCGCCGGCGAAGAGCCGCGGCTAACGATGCTCGACCTCGCGGGCGTGCACCGCTACAGCCAAGCCATGCGCGAGGTGCACGAGCGGCGCGGACACGGCCGCCTTGAGGCGCTGACGTTCAGCTTCGATACCTTCGCCGACGCGATCCTGCAGGAGCCGGGCGACATCTGCACGCTCAACGACGGCGGCCTGTTCGGTGGCGTGCTATTCCGCTTGCTAGACAAGCGGATGTCGCGCAAGGGCCGGTGGACGATAACGGGCAAGAAGTACGACCCGGCCGTCTACAACAACAGCTCGGACTCGCCGCCGACCTACGGCGACACCACGCTGCCGAGCGTCAACTCGCCGCCCACCGTGGGCAGCGTCACACTGACCGAGCAGGTCATCACGACGCCGACGGGCGCGATCCCGCTGTCGACGATTCGCGGGACGTGGCCGGCGTCGGTGTATCCGTTCCTCGACGGCTATCGCGTGATCGTGCGCAACCCGGCCAACGAGATCGTCGACGATGTCAACGTGCCGACTGCCAGCTATCAGTCGCCGCCGCTGCCTGTGTTCGTGACCTACAGCGTGTCGGTGTACGCGCGCTCGCAGTACGCGCAGAGTGCGACAGCCTCGACTGCCTCAATCTCGCTGGTCGGATCAGGATTCGCCGCGCTCGCAGCCATCTGGTCGGCCGTGATCCCGACCGCCGGCTGGACGTTCGTGAACGGCGTGCAGTCGTTCAAGCTCTGGGATGGCGATCCGTATCTGCGCCTGCGCACGTCGGTCGAGCCGGTCGAGACGGCGGTGTACACCGGCAGCAACATGCTCACACCGGGTCGCGCTACACAGGTTCTCGACGCCTACACGGGATTCGCGTCGGTTCCGCCGGGTCAACCGCCTTGGATGGCACAAAGTCCGATCTTCGACATCGGTACGGTGCGCAATGTGGTGTTCACGCTGCTCAACGTCACCCGGTGGACGACCCTGTACGCCGGCCGCATGCGCGTCGAGATTTACTACGGCGTCTCTGGCGTGACCGATGGTTACGGTAACGGCGATGGCACGCTCGCGAATGCCAGGTACGCGCAGATCATCATCCAGTCGGCGGTTGATGTCGCCGGCGGTGGCGGGGTCACGCGCTCGCTCTGGCAGATCGAGTTTGATACGGCCTCGCTTGAGGCGCGCATGCCAACGGTGACAGACCCGGTCACGGCGACATCCAGCGCGTCCGGGCCGGTGACCGTTACGCTGCCTCGCAAGTACATCGTCGTCACGAATATCCAGATCACTGCGCTGTCGTCGACGCAGGCAAATCCGAGTTACAGCAACCTGGTTGTCAGCGAGGTCAGTGACAACACCCTTCAACTGCACTGCTATGACGCTGCAAACGCGCGAGTGGCAGTGCCTTGTTCGATACAGATAACAGGAGTAGCAGCACCATGAGTGACGGCGTTCGTTCCCTCTATCCCAACGCGGGCGCGTTCGGCGTCAGCGCAAACGCCGACAAGGTACGCGGCAACACCCAATGGCTCGAAGAGCTGGCTGTTTTCATGGGCATGCATCCCGATTTCGACGGGACACTGAGCTACACCAGCGGCCAGCTTACGGGCTCGCTCTGGGTTGAACAGCTCGCCTCGGCGACAGTTGACGGCCGGGTCAACGGCACCCGCAAACAGGCCCGCGAGACGCTGACCTACACGTCCGGCCAGCTCACCAAAGTGAAACGCGAGTTCAGCTACGACAACGGCGGGACATGGGCAATCTGGACCGGCCGCGCGGGCAACGCATTTGAAAACCTGGGCTACACGTCCGGACTGCTGACGACTATCACAAGGGCAACATCATGAGCGCAACAGACATCGGCGCGATCAACGCGCGACCCAATGGGCAAACTTTTCAGCGGCTTTCGGGCTCGGGAACATTCGTGTGGCCTGGTGGCGTCACGGCGGCGCATGTCCGCCTTGTTGGCACCGGCGGATCGGGCGCCGGCGGTGGTGCTGGTGGCGCAGGTGGTGGCGGTGGCGGCGGCGAGACGGTCGAGGGCTGGGTTTACAACGACGGCGCGAACATCTCCTATGCGATCCCGACGGCGCCAAACGGCGGCGCAGCGGGCGCAAACGGCACCGCAGGCGGCTCGGTGAGCTTCGGCCCGCTGGTGGCGCGCGGCGGCGCGGCTGGGACCGGCGGTGGTGGTGCTGGTGGCGGTGAAGATTCGTTCTACCGCAAGGCCGGTCGTGCTGGCGGCGGCCCTGCAGCAGCAGGCACGGCAAGCGGCAACTACAGCGGCGGCACCGGTCCGTCGGGTGGTGGTGGTGGTGCGTCCGAGTTCGGCCCAGGCGGCAACGGTGGCGCGGCGTCGACATCGGGCAGTGCGCCGGCCTCGGGCTATGGCGGTGGCGGCGGTGGCGGTGGCGGCACAGGCGGTTCGCCGACTGGCGGCGCTGGTCGTGTCGGCACGATCGAGCTGCGGTACTGATTCACGGCGCGGCAACAGCTTTGAGCTGTAACGACCGCTGCATAATGCTTGCAGCGTTGTTTCGCCGTTAGTCGATTGCAAGCAAAATCACGCTGCGCCCATTGCGCCTGCTTGCTTACGCTGGAAAGCTGATATGCACCATGATGCTGGTCTTACTTGCCGAGCAGAAACGACTGCCACGCCAGCATCATCGCGCGGCGTTTCTCGAATAGGTCGCCACGCCGATAGGCGGCCTCAGTCTCGTTCCTGATCGTGTGGGCAAGGGCCATTTCCGCCAGGTCGCGGGCGAAGTCGGTGCGCTCGGCGGCCCAATCACGGAAGGTGCTGCGAAAGCCGTGCGGCACCCACTCAAAGCCCGATTCGCGCATCAGCTCAAGCATTGCCATGCTGGACAGCATGCCGCCATTCGGACCGCTGCCGCCGAAAACGTACCGCGAGCCGACGAACCTGGGCACGGCCTCAATGATTTCGAGCGCTTCGCTGCAAAGCGGCACGCGGTGTTCGCGCTGCGACTTCATGCGGGCGGCCGGCACGATCCACGCATCGCCGACGATCTCGGCGTCGACCAGCCCCCCCCCCCCCCCCCCCCCCCCCCCCCCCCCCCCCCCGCCCCGCAGCCGCCCAGGCCCCCCCCCCCCCCCCGCCCACGACCCCCCCCCCGCGCCCCGCCGGACCTCGCGGGCGGGGGGCGGGGCGTCCGCCCCT